CCAGGCGCCTAGCCGGCGCCGCCCACCTACCGGGGACCGTGCGCGGAGGACTGCACCGCTGGGCTTCCCAGGTGCGGGCCCTCGCCGCTTACGGTCCTGCGCTGTGCCGCGGCGACGTCCCGCAGCTGCCTCCCGCCGGCGTCCGCCGCGCATCTTCTGATGCGGCTGGCCCAGCCCGCGTTGTAGCCGCACTGCTGGCCGACGAAGCCGTCTACTTCACTAAGAAGGCCCTCGCGCCCGGCTTCATCGACGCCACGCCCGGCCCACCGCCGCCGCAGGCCTGCATCTGCCCACTTAACGTGGCCGTTGAGGCCATCGTCGAAGCCGGCGCAGACATGGAGGATGTGCTCGCTGCCCTGCTCCGGCTTGTCGGCCAGCCCTACGATTATGCTTGCGCCCACCTGCTGTACGACTTTGGTGTGGCCCGTGACGACGGCATCCCCGAGATCGCGGCGCTGCTCAGCCTGCCCATGGAGCAGCTGCACCCGCTGGCGAAGGAGCTGTCAGGCCTCGTCAAGCGCTGGGGCGCCCCGCCCGATTGGGGCGTGCCCGCCGCCCGCGTTGCTGAGATCCACTGTATCGGGGCTCGAGGCATCGGCGCCGCCGACGTCCGCGACGAGATTGCCCACCGAAAGGACTTGGGCCATGCCCTCCCCATCAGCAGCGACCGCGTTGCAGACGTCATCAGGCGGAAGCTGGACGACGACCTGCGCCCGGCGCGCCACCGCCTGCCCACGCCATGCGAATTTATGGAACTGCGCGCGCTGTGGGTCACCTCCGGCTCCCAGCCTAGCGGGGCTGCCGTCCTTCCCGAAGGCGCTGTCGTCATCGACGGCGCGACGAAGGAACTGAAGTTCCGGCACACCAAGAAGTCCTGGGTTGAGACCATCGGGTCGCAGTACCTTGATGATGTGCTGCAGGCCAGCCCGCAGATACGCGCAACCTATTCCGTCAAGATCAACGACCCTGCCAAGGTGCGCGTCCTGTACGGCTGTGACACTGAGAGCTATCTTGCCTACAGTTACGTGCTGGCTCCCATCGAGGCCGCGCTCGCCCGCAGTGACATGCTGCTGCGCCCCGGTGCCGCCGACGAGCTTGTGGCGGTGCTGGCGCGGACTCGCGAGCTGGCGCAGGGCGTGGGCTACATGTACGACTTCGACGACTTCAACAGCCAGCACTCATACGAGGCTATGAAGGGCGTGTTCATGGGCGTTGCCGCGAGCGCGTGGTGCCAAGGCCAGCCAGAGTACTTCCGGCGAGCCGTGGCCTGGTGCGTGCACGCCCTCGACCGCGTGGTCGCCAAGTACCCCAATGGCGCTGAGGTCGCAGGGCCGCTCGGGCTCATGTCCGGCTGGCGCGCGACCTCCTTC